CAGCAATACACCAAGCCGCTGTTGCAAGCCTTGCAGATGCGTTTACTGAAGCGGTGCTCGGCAATGTATCCGATAGTGAAGTCGAATCTGACGGCACAGTAACTCCGATAAGATAACAGGTAGTAGGTAGGAACAGATGACCCCAACAGAAAAAGCCATAGCGAAGATTGAGGCGCATGAGAGGGAGTGTACTCTCCGCTACGAAGGTATTGAACAGCGACTACAGGCAGGCGAAAAACGTTTTGATCGCCTAGAAGTAATGATCTGGGGGGTCTATGTTACGGTTATTGTGGCTGTAGCCGTACCCCAAATTTTGCACTAGCGCATGATAATTGAGTCGGTAGCAGCCGCCAGTGCGATCTTAAGCTCTATCAATGGTCTGATTAAGCAGGTCAACGAGACTGGTTCTGGCGCTCAACAGCTTATGGGCACCATCTCCGACTTCGGTGAGGCGCTGACCAACTTTGAGATCGAGCGCAAGTCCAGCACCTTCAAGCCTCTATCGCAGAACGATCTGTTCAAGATCACCCAGCTCCGCAAGCAGCAAGAGCGTTACTGGAAGGACATCCACGATTTGCTGGTGGCGCTCGACCCTGAGCTGTTGGAGGACTTCGAGCGAGCCAAGGCAGAGCAGGAAGTAGCGCGACAGAAGCACATGGCGATGCTGGCGAAGAAGCGCAAAGAGCGAGAGAAGCTGAAGCAGCAGATCACAGTGGGGTTGGGTGTCTTCATCGTCGGCGGAGGTATCTCTGTGGGCCTTATCTATTTAGTTATTAGGATGTTTGCATAATGAGTACAGAAATTTCGTCCATCAGCCGCGTAGGTACTACAGAACCGTTTGAGCTTCAGATTGCTAGAGGGCAAGTAGCTTGGCATTACCCGCAGTTTAAGTTCGGCTTTAACCCAGATGTGGACGATAGCTTAGAAACCGTATGGGCCGAAGGCGGGCTGTATAGCTACATCGAAACCGCTACGGTGCTGAAAGTATCCAGTTCTTCCACGAATGACACCGCCGCAGGCACAGGTGCGCGTACCGTCACCTTATTCGGTTTAGACGCTAACTACGAAGAAATCGGCGAAACGGTAACGCTGAACGGGCAAACCGCTGTCAACAGCACAAAAACGTACCTCCGCATCAACCGTATGGTAGTGAATACTGCCGGATCTGGTGGACAAAACGCGGGAGTCATCTATGCAGGTACGGGCACCGTAACAACTGGCGTCCCCGCTAATAAGTACGCAACGATTGCTGTAGGTGATAATCAGACGCTTATGGCGCTGTGGACAGTTCCGGCAGACCATACAGCCTACTTACTAAAGAAAGACGTTGATGTTGCTACAACGCAGAACAATAAATACGCAACCATTAACCTAGTTGCGCGACCTTTTGGCGGAGTATTTCAAATCAAAGATAAGAGCGTTATTGATAGCGGTGCGCTGAATCAGACTTACAGCATCCCTCTCAAGTTTGAAGAGAAGACGGACTTAGAAGTTCGCTGTATAGGCGATTCCGCTGGTGCCGACATAGCCATATCGGCAAGCCTTGACATTATCTACATACGAAACGGCGACTCCCTGTGAACACAAAACGGCTAAAAACCTTGGGACTAATATGAAATTTGCAGCTATAAAAAACATTGTCGGGGGGCTAGCCCCTACACTGGGACAAGCTCTAGGCGGCCCTCTAGGGGGTACAGCGGCTTCTGTAATCGCATCAGTGCTTGGCTGTGACCCTGAGCCAAAGGCATTAGAAAAAGCGGTGCAGAACGCTACACCCGAACAACTGGCAGAAATCAAAAAAGCAGAACTAGACTTTGAAGTTCGTATGAAGGAACTAGATGTTGATGTGTTCGCCCTCCAGACTGCCGATACGCAGGATGCGCGTAAGAGGTTTAGTGGTGACTGGACTGCACGGCTAATCGCCGTAATGTGTGTACTGTTTTTCGGTAGCTATATATTTATGGTGACGATACAGGAACCCAACCAAAATTCAGACGCCGTAATCAATCTGGTCTTGGGCTACTTGGGGGGTATTGTCAGTAGTATCATCAGCTTCTACTTCGGCGCATCGCAATCTGATGGGGGTAAGAATGAGTGATCTAGTCGAGATGGTAAAACGCCATGAGGGCGTAAAATCTCACGTCTACAAGTGTACTCAAGGGTACGAGACTATCGGCGTAGGGCGAAATATCTCAGAATCTGGCCTTGGGCTGTCTGATGACGAGATAGACTACTTACTACATAACGACTTAGAGCGTTGTGATGCAGAGCTAACCAAAGCGTACGAGTGGTACAGTGAGCTGGATAAACCTAGACGAGACGCGATGGTCGATATATGTTTCAATCTGGGTATCACGCGGTTGCGCGGATTCGTCAAAGCTCTGGAAGCTATGTCCCGGCAGCAATTTGACATCGCCGCTGATGAGTTCATGGATAGCAAGTGGGCTACGCAGGTCGGCTATCGTGCCGAAGAGGTGACAGAGATGATCCGCACAGGTGTGTATAAGTAATGGCTTTACGTAAGCTAGTGTTCAATCCCGGCGTAAATCGTGAAAACACGCGCTACGCCAACGAGGATGGCTGGTTTGACTGCGATAAGGTCAGGTTTAGGAGTGGGCTACCGGAAAAGATCGGTGGTTGGGAGCGCATATCCGATAACACCTTTTTGGGTGTAGCTCGAACACTGTTTAACTGGGTTACTTTGGGTAACCAGAATCTGCTAGGTGTAGGCACCAACCTAAAGTTCTACATTGAAAAAGGTGGTGTGTACTTTGACGTAACGCCCGAACGCACGCCATCTGGCGTATCTCTCACCGACCCTTTCACGACCGTTCTTGGCTCTACCACGGTCACTGTTACAGATGCTGCTGGGGGGTACATAAATGGTGACTTCGTTACGTTCAGCGGCGCATCTGCTGTAGGAGGACTTACACTAAACGGTGAGTTCGAGTTAACGTATTCTACCGGTAACAGCTATACCATCGAAGCGTCAGAAGCGGCTACATCATCCGCTACTGGTGGAGGCTCTGTAACAGCAAAGTACCAGATAAACGTCGGCCCTGAAACTGAAGTGCCTGTAGTGGGTTGGGGTGCAGCGGGCTGGAACGAAGGTGCGTACGGCGAAGGCGGTACATCTACAGACTCTCTTAGACTGTGGAGCCAATCCAACTTTGGTGAAGACCTTGTGTTCGGCCCCCGCACTGGAGCACTTTATTATTGGGACGCTTCTGTAGGGCTAGACACACGCGCTGTAAACGCCACTACATTGTCGGGGGCGTCTAATGTGCCCACTGTACAAAACTTTATCTTGGTATCTGATGTCAGCCGATTTGTGTTCTGTTTTGGCGCGAACACGCTGGGTACCTCAACACAAGACCCAATGCTTATTCGTTGGTCAGATCAAGAAGACATTACAAATTGGACGCCAGCAGCCACTAATCAAGCGGGTGACCTACGACTTTCTAAAGGGTCAGAAATTGTTACCGCAATACAGTCACGTCAAGAAATTTTGGTATGGACGGACTCCGCCCTGTATTCGTTGCAGTATCTAGGCGGAACTGCTGTATGGGGGTCTCAGCTACTTGGGGATAACATCTCTATAGCTTCTCAAAACGCTGCGGCTTTTGCGGACGATGTAACGTACTGGATGGGCGTAGATTCTTTCTACATGTACGATGGTAGGGTAAAAACACTACCCTGCTCCCTAAAACGGCACGTTTTCAACGACATAAACCACGAACAAATCAAACAGGTGTTCGCGGGTACCAACGAAGGATTCGATGAAGTCTGGTGGTTCTACTGTTCTGCCGGTTCGTCCACTGTAGATAAGTACGTAGTCTACAATCACGCACAGAACATCTGGTACTTTGGTAATCTGGCTCGTTCCGCATGGTTAGACACTGGCATTAGAGAGTTCCCTGTAGCGGCTACATACAGCAAAAACTTGGTCACTCACGAAAACGGTATAGATGACAACGAGGTTGGCGATAGGGCCGGTATTACTGCGTTCATAACCTCTGGAGAGTTCGACGTAGACGACGGAGACCGATTTGCTTTTGTAAGCCGGATACTGCCCGACATTACCTTTGATGGGTCTACAGCAGACAGCCCTAACGCAACATTAGAGTTGTTGCCGCTGCAATCTTCCGGTTCTGGGTACAACAGCCCTAGATCAGAAAGCGGCGAAAGTAGCGGTGCCGTAGTCCGTTCTGCTGTAGTCCCTATAGAAGCCTTTACCACTCAAATCAACACTCGGGTACGTGGTAGGCAGATGTCTATAAAGATACAATCTTCGGATGTAGGAGTATCTTGGCAACTCGGCGCACCTAGACTCGATATACGTCCTGACGGAAGGCGGTAATGACTACATACGTTGCTGTAGCTCCTCGGCTACCTAACCCACCAAAAGAATATACTCAAGCTGCTTTTGAGCAGTTTAACAACGCTCTACGACTGTATTTTAACCAACTAGATGAGAACGTGCGTGTAGCGGGCACCTCTCCAGAATCTCAAGCGCAGGTGTGGTTCCTTGGCTAATCAATATAAAAATGCAAAGGCAGATCTGACCGATACTAGCGACACTACGCTGTATACCTGCCCTGCGGCTAAGACAGCTATAGTTAAGTCTATTTTAGTATCTGCGGATACAGTGGTTGCTGGTGCGATAACGGTGACGGTCACTGACGCATCTTCCAACGTGTTTAGTTTATTTAGTGCAGAAGCCGTCACAGCTAACAGCACCCTAGAACTTCTTACAGCACCGCTGGTAATTGAAGAATCGGAGGTACTAAAGGTGCAGGCCGCAACAGGTAACACACTGCACGTCGTAGCCAGCTTGCTGGAGGTGTCCTGATGAATTTCTTTGGTGGGGCTTTTGGATCAGGTTTGGGCGCACTTGGTGCCTTTGCACCTACTACACCGCCCACTAAGGCTGTAGCGCCGCAACCCGTTATGCCCGTAACGCCGCCAAACAGGATAGGACTACCTACCGGTGCCGGAGAGTTTATACCCGAACTAACGGCTCCTATAGCGCCCCCTTCTGCCGCCATACCCCCTATCAGCCCTTTGTTTGACGCAGCTAAGTTACGAGACAACCCGTACCTAAAACAAAAGCGCGAATACCAAGCTGCGGAGAAAGATAAGCTCGACACCCTAAAAGCGAAAGTAGCTGAACGTAATAGGCTACAAGCAGAAGCAGATGCAGCTAAAGCAGCGCAAATACCCGGCGCAAACATCTCTGCCTACTACGACGCCCTACGTGCCGGTGAAGACCCCAGTAAGTTTGTTGATGTGTTGCAAAGCTCTCTACAAGACCAAGGGTATATTACGACTGGCTTTGAGATGGCTGAACAGGGCGCTTACGGCCCTATGGTTGATGATAGATTTATCGTACCCGGTGGGTTAACTACCGAAGGCTTAGGCGAGTTCAAGTTCGACAAGTCTCTTGAAGACTTTAAGGGGTATGACTTTGACTACGGTGACATATCAAACGAGAACCTAAAGAAGTTCCAAGAAGAACTGTTGCCTGTTATGGCACCTGCCGTAGCGCAAGCGCAGCTAGAAGGTCAAAGCTATCAGAATGCACTTATCCAAGCCTATGACCGTTCTCCTGAAGTACAAGAGATTTATGCCAAATATGACATATCTCCGCAGCGGGTGAGTCGTAAGTATGGCTCTGAATACGTTTATGACCCCTTTACATTCAGTGAAATACAGACCGTAGATCGTAGTCCGGGCCTCAGTGATTACGTAAAGGCGGGTGCCCTAGCAATAGGTACCACCGCACTAGGCGGCGCTCTTATAGCTCCCGGCGCTTCTCCAATGACTGCCGCAACGACTAGGGGGCTAGTTTCTGCTGGTACCACAGCCGCTACGGGCGGCGATGCTAATGACATCCTAAGAGCTGGCGTGTTAGGTGGTGTTTCGGGTTACGCTGAAGGACTTGGCAATGCAGCAGAAGCTGCCGAAACTGCCGCAAGGGGCGCAGAAGCAGGTAGCGAACTAGCAAATGCCGCAGAGCTAGCCAGAAAAACCTCAGATACATTCAACACCGTAGTCAAGACAGGCAAGTTTGTTGATGCGGTTATTGACGGAAACCTCGCAACTGTTGCTGTCGCTACGTTCGGTGATGACTTCACTAAGGCCGCACTAGATAGGGTTGGGCTAGACGAAAAGTTCCTGTCCGACCTCAACATCAACCAAAGTGATCTAACAAAGGGTCTTGTTAAGACCCAAATGGAATTAGCCAGAGGCGTCGATTTTGAAGATGCGCTACTGAGGGGTGTGGGCGAATATATCATGGAAGGCGGTGCGCTGGGGCCGAACAACATCAAAACACCTAAGTTTATCAAAGCCATAGGAGATGCCATTCGGGAAGCTGGCAGCATGATTGATGACACATTTTTGCAGCCCGTAAAAGAAGTTATAGAGCCAGTAGTGGATGTTGCGAGAGATGTCGGTAGGTCGGTAGATAGAGAAGTGCTACAACCTGTAAAAGAAGTTATAGAGCCAGTAGTGGATGTTGCGAGAGATGTCGGTAGGTCGGTAGATAGAGAAGTGCTACAACCTGTAAAAGAAGCTGTACAGGAAGTCACTGAACCCGTAACCAAACCGCTTGTTGAAGGTGCAAAGGCGGCGGGTGAGGTAGTAGAAGATGTAGCGGGTGTGGCAGAAGATGTTATAGAGGCATTACCTAATCCAGATCTGCCCAGCGTGAATCTGCCTAGAGTGGGCACTCCCCCATTCTTCCCAGTAGCAGGCGCACCGTCCGCAGCTACACCACCGATTTTACCTACTCCGTATGTACCAGTGCCGCAGTTCCGCCAAGTAGTTGAAAGAACGCCTGAAGGCGCAGAAATCACACCATACGACTTTGGTGAGGACGAGTTACTAGCATTCCTAGCAGCCAACCTACGAAAAGAACCAGATGACATGGCAGATGGTGGTGCAGTGAGAACTTCTTATGGTAATCTTGATGAGCTGCTACGTATAGTTGGAGGCAGATAGTGAGTTTTATAGACGATATTTTGGCGGTAGACAGCCCTGACTACAGCTTTGACCCCAGCGACTACCGCACAGACCCAACAACCTACGACGTTGGCGCGGACGATTTTGACGCAGACGCTTTTATGGATTCACTTGGTATTCAAGAGTCTCTGTATGGTAGCCCTAGCTTTAGCGATGACGGGCTCAACTTAGACTTTCTTGATGCACTACACGGTAGAAGCGGAGACATATCTGACTACTCTGATACTTCTGGCGGTGACATTCTTGGCGGCATTTTTGGTAGCGCAGACAGCAGTTCAGATAATTTTTTAAGGTCAATTATAGGTAAAACGCTATCTGGAGTAGTAAATAGGGGTGGTAACGTTGATTCTGGCGGGGGCGGGGGCAACCTGCTGGGCCTATTAGGTAGCTTAGGACTAGCCAGTTTCTTAAAAGACCGTGGGGTATTTGACCCCAAGAGACCTAATGTCGGTTACCAAGGTAAAATACCTGAGTACACTGCCATACGAGAACAAGTTACAGGTAGAGACGATACAGACCGCCGCCCCGGTAGTGCTGGTAGGCGTTATTTCTCTGACACCATGTACGCCAAGAAGCCTGAAGGTCAGCAGCCTATGTCTGTTGAAGAAGCTCGTGCTAAAGCTAAAGCACAAGCAAGTGGGTTTGCCTATGGTGGTCGCGTGCTAGAAGATGGCGGCTATCTACAAGGGGACACTGACGGGCAGGCAGATCTTGTCCCCGGCGATATTGATGGCGTGCAAGAAGCCCGTCTAAGCCACGGCGAGTACGTGTTACCTGCTGATTTAGTTGCTATCCTTGGCAATGGTAACTCGAATGCCGGTGCAGAAGTTTTGGACGAGTTCATGTCAAAAGTCCGTGAGAAAGCCACAGGTAGTTCAGAACAACAAAAGAACATCGACGCAGACGAAGTGCTGCAAATCTTGATGAAGGTGTAGATTATGGGTGATGAAACACAACCCACTGTAGGTCAGTCTGCCGGATACGCTGGCGTACTATCTGAGTTTGCTGGCCCTTATGTATCTGAGATGCTGGGTAAAGGCGCTGCACTGGCAGATATGCCCTATAATGCGTACACCGGCCCATTAAGTGCAGGTGCTTCTCCACTACAAGAGCAAGCGTTTACAGGTTACGGAGCCTTAAATACTTCTCCTACTACCGGTCTGGGTAGTTTCTCTGCTATGGGTGCCCCTATGATGGGCGGTATGGGTAGTTTTCAGCCTAGCAATACTGCGGCACCTTTCGTACCGCAGGGGGGCCCAAGTCAGCCGAGCGTAACGGCTCAGTACATAAACCCTTATTTGCAAGCTGCATTAGATCCACAGCTACGAGAAGCACGTAGGCAGGCCGATATTAGTAGGGTACAGGATGCGGCTAGACTTACTAAAGCAGGTGCTTTCGGTGGGTCACGCCAAGCGATTATGGAGTCTGAAGGCCGCCGTAACTTAGGGCAGCTACAATCTGATATTACCGCTAAGGGCTACGCAGATGCCTTTGAAAAAGCGCGTTCGCAGTTTAACGAAGAAGAGCGCCGCAGGATTGCAGCAGAACAGGCTGACCGAGCATACGGACTAAGTGCTTTGGAAGCACAAGAACGTGCCGGTACGAGACAACGTGATATTGAGCAAGAAGGCATTACTGCTGACTACTTGCAGTTCGAGAAAGAACGTAAGTACCCATACGAGCAACTTGCGTTCCAGCAGTCCCTACTTAGCGGGCTACCTATTGCGGCGAGGCAGGAGTCTTACATTGAGCCTAGTGGGTATTCAACTACCGCAGGTGGACTAAACGATATTCTAAGGCTGTTATCCAAATTTGGTATCGGAGCACTGGCGTGAATAATCCTATTAGTCAAATCGAACGCACAAAAGACGCTTATGCTGGAAACATACAGGGGCTACAGAAGCGTGCGAACGTATCTAAAGAGCTTATCGACTTACTTGCTATGCAAGACCTACAGGCCGACTTACAAGCCGCTAGACGCAACCAGATTATGCAGATGCAAGGCAACCCTGCCACGGTGAAAGACCAACTACAGCAGGGGCTTATGGCTGAGTACCGTCAGAAAACCGCCCGTGATATGGGTATGATGCCCAGCGAAGGTCAGGCTATAGCTCGCGCCCAACAAGCCATGCCACAAGGTATGCCCCAACAGCAAATGGCACAAGGTATCCCCAGCCAAATGGGGCCAGTCAAGTTAGCTGGCGGCGGTATCGTTGCGTTTAATGAAGGGTCAAAAGATCAAGGGCCAGTAAAAGTACCTGAAGGGCTAGGCTCAGATGAGCTAGCTGATTTCTTACGAGGCATCGTCCAAGGGAAAGGGCTTACTGCTATGGAGCAGGCTAAAGAGTTCAAACGCTTGATGGCAGAACAAGGCTTCGATCCGTTAGGTAGGCCAATTATTGAAGAAGAAAAACCAGTTTCAACAGGTACAACACGCAGAAGGGCAAGAGCGCCAATACCTACGGAAGAACCCGAACAAGGGGGATTAGCTAGCATAGCATCTGCTCCAACACGAGGTACGACTGTTACCCGCCCAGCCGGACTAACAAATGAACAGTACGCGGAACAACAAAGAAGGAACAGAGAAGGAATTATTGGCGCAGCTAATCAACGTAAGAAAGAAGAGTATGAATCTAGCCTACAGGGGCAGTTAGACGCAGTAAAAAGTAGCGGCATAATGTCCGGTGTAACTCCTTACAAGCTAGGCCAAGAACAACGAACTCAAGCGGAAGCAGAGCTAGCATTAGACCCTGACAAGAGAGGGCTAGCCGCCATAGAGCGCATAAGAGAGTTGTCGAAAATGGAGGACAACGAAAAGCTGCTCAAGGATATGCAGGCTCGCGTGCAAGCAACTTACGACGAAACTGCTCCGTCTCGTATGGAAGAGTTTTCCGAACTGCTTGGTGCTATAAGCAGGGGCGGGGTAGGTGCGGCTGGCAGACGTGGGGCCGAACAAATAAAAGAAGCCCGTGACCGTCGTAGGCAGCTAGACCAAGACATAATGGGTATCCAAGCAACTACCATAGAGCTTAATCGTAACTTCGGTGCCGATGCTGCACGGGCATACGCCGAGGCAGAAGCCAATGTAATCGCGCAGAATCAAAATGCACGTACCTTCCTACAGAACGCTGAACAGGCAGAAGTATCAAGTGTGATGGAAAAAGCACGCTTGACGATGGAAGAGCAGAGGAACGTGCAGCAGGTATACAGTGAGCAAGAGCGTAACCGACTACTAGAAGAACAAATAACCGCTGGTAATGCGCGAACAATATACACTGGCATTCTGGGTTCGCTTAACGATTTCTCAAAACTACGTAGCGAAATCGAAGAGAGCGTAAGACTAACCGAAAGATACGCAAAACTTCAAACGCTAGATCCGATAGATGACGCACGTGAGATAGAGCTGCTAAAAGGGCAACTAGCCTCCGAAGTAGCGGCGTTAACAGCCGATATTGACGCTGATGTTCGCAAGTTACGGGTGCGACTACTCGAAGCGAACAATGTGCTAATGCCTTCTCAAGACTCTGAGCAAGTCACACTTTCCGGTGAAAGTCAGGCTGCTATAGCACGCGCTGGAGGCTAGTTAAATGGCAACAGTAGCGGAGGCTAGAAAAGCCATAGAGGTGTTAGAAGCTCGCGGCGATATAGCCGGAGCCGCTGCTATCCGAAGGGATCTGAGTGCCGCTGGACTATCTGCTAGCGCCACGGACTTTGAAGCGCAGGTTGCCGCAGAACGTCAGCAAAGACTTGAGCAAGAAGAGCGCCGACGCCAAGAAGACTTAGAACGTCGCATCGAACTGGCTGAACTCAAACGTGGGTCACTTGCTAGGGGCTTAGATATTGGCACTGACATCGTGGCGCAAGCCACAGGCTCTGCCCTTGAAGGTATTGGCGGCGTCCTTGGGCTAGAAGGACTAGAACAGTACGGCGCTGAAGTTGCCCTTGAGAACGAAGCGGACGCACAGCGCAAAGCACGGTTCCAAACTAGATTCGATGATATTGGCGGTATCGGAGACTTCGGATCTTATCTTGGCGGTATTGCCGCAGAAAGCACCCCACAGATGGGGGCAACCCTTGCCGGTGGCGCAACAGGCGCGAAAATTGGCGCAGCCTTTGGCCCAGTAGGTGCGGGTATTGGCGCATTGGTGGGCGGTGCAGCCGCCAGCTTACCATTCTTTTATGGTATGAACCGTGAGCGGCAAAAAGAAGCCATAAAAAAAGGGATAAGAACTGAAGTAGACGAAGGCGCAGCAGCGTTAACGGCTATCCCACAAGCCACGCTTGACGCCATCCTTGGACGTTTGTTCGTCGGTAAGCTCGGCCTTACTAACCGCGCAGTAGGTGGCGGCGGTATATTTACCCGTGGCGTTAAAGGAACTGCGGCTGGTGCCATAATAGAAGCACCTACAGAACTGGGGCAGCAAGTCCTAGAACGCGCACAAGCTGGGCTACCTTTAACCAGCGAAGACGCTATTGCAGAGTACCGTGAAGCAGCTATAGCTGGTGGCTTGTTAGGTGGTTCTATACGAGGTGCCGCCACCGTAGCTGGTGGTGACGTTGCTGCTAGAGAAGACGCACAGAAAGCGAAAGAAGAAAGAGACGCTGCCGCCAGACGCGCCGAAATAGAAGCCACACTAGCTGAAGAAGCCGCTGTTGAGGCAGAGGCAGCAGAACGACAGGCAGAAGTAGAACGCCGCATACGTGAAGGCGAACCCCAACCTGATACCGTTGCAAGGCCCGCACCCCCTGCCGTAGAGGCCACAACAGAAGAAACAATAGAGGAAGGCGCATCTCCTGTCGTAGATGACGAAGTAAAAGCCGCCGCCGACGTTGTATCCGAAACCGTAATCGAGCGCGAGGGTCAGCCGACTGAGACAACCACGCAGACGCGAGAAGAGTTTGAAGCTGCCGTTGAGGAAGCCCAACAAGAGACCGACGCCGCCCCAATCACTCTAACCGCAAAGTTCTTCGATGACATGGGATTCGGTAAAACAGCGAAGATACGTAAAGAACTTACAGGCAAAGATCTTACAGATCCCGATACCCGAGACTCTCTAAGAAGAGCTGCTGCCAAGATCCGCAGCAAAAACAAGCTAGAAATACAGGCTAATCTGGAAGAGGCATTCAAGAAACAAGAGGTAGTAGATGAACAGCAACGTGGTATATCTGCCAGTGCCGAAAGAAAACCTGTCGCAGCAAGAAGTAGAACAAGCGATGAGACTGATCTACCAAGCGTGGAAGACACTGCAAGACGTACCGGTACCGTGGAACCTAATGCACTTGTCGGAGAAGCAGTGGCAGATGCTGGAGGAGGCGCTGGACGACCTGTTACTAGAGAAGGAGGAGAGCCAGATACACTAGCGCCAGCCCGTCTTGAGTATACTGAAAAAGCCAAAGAACTTTCGGCTTTATTACAACAAGAACGTAGAACCCCAGAAGAAGAAGCTAGAATTACAGAACTTTTAGCAGAAGCTAGAGAAGCTCAGGCGGTGTTAGCTGATACACTACCCAAACGCGAAGACGGAACGCGAGAGGCAAGTGCCGAGCTTGAAGGCGAAATAGATGAGCAGGCCGCCGAACTTTACCAAGCCATAACAAACCTACGGGAAGCGCAGGAAAAGATTGACGGTGGTAAGTCCAAGACCGCACCTGTACGCATAGCTAGGTCAATAGCCGATCCTGACAACGTAAGAACGCAGCAGATACGCGAGTTCCATGCTGAAAGGGTAGCAGAAGCAAAAGAGTATGGTGAGAAGCTCCCTACATTAGCGCAATCACGAGACGAGTTTACAGCACTAGAAAACCTAAACCCGAACGTACGTAGAGTAGAAGGTACACGTTACTCTGCTACAGAGGGGAATCGTGGCTATAGACTGTCAAGGCAGCTTGAGAAAGGCTACCGCACGGAACAAGAACTAGTTGCTGAACGTGATAGCCTCCTCATGGGAACGGTTGGGAAGTCTTTAGCTGATGCTATGGGGTATGTAGCAAAGAACGGTAACAGCCCATTTGAGAAGCTGCTAGCAAATAACATAGCAAAGCTAATAAAGCGTATGGAAAACGCTGGGTTCAGCTTTGACTACAAGATTGTAGACATAGAAGGAAATATCCAGCCTAAAGGACTTCGGGGGCTGACTACTGTATCCAAGGACAATAACGTCGTAGTTTCGCTTGCTGCTACGGATGACGCTTTATCGGCGGATAATGGTGTTAACCACCAAACCTTGTTGCATGAGGGTGTTCACGCAGTAACTTTAGCCGCAACTACTGCCGCAAGGAGAGGATTACTACCGGACGGCTTGAAGCTGAAACAAGACGTTAAAGACCTATTCGATCTGTTCGACGGAATAATTCGCTACTTTAATTCTCAGATAGCCGAGCTAAACGCGGGTAGGATTAGCGAGGAAGAGCTGCACCCAGTCATATCGACTTACTATAAACGCAACGAAGCTGACTCACCTAACTTTCTTAGAAATGCTGACGAGTTGCTTGCATGGGGGCTGACAGATAGCGAGATGCAGGATTTTCTCGATACTGTTCCCTACAACATGCGAACTGGTGAAGTAGGAGTAGAGGGTAAAGGCACAATAACGCTGTGGGAAGCCCTCGTAAACGCACTACGTAAGCTGTTAGACCTACCACCTAAAGACAACACCGCCCTGAACGAACTGCTGCGTGTGCAGAATAACTTGCTTGCGCCAGAAGAAGGTGACTTAACCGCCTTAGCGAACAGGTACGGGGCTGGCACGGCGGCATCTAGGGAGCGAAACCCCGCTCTGGTTAGTAGGCCAGAAAAAATGGCGTCTGAGATCTTAAATGGTGGCCTGAAAAGCATACCCATACTGGATTCCAAGGGCGTACAACGAGTGCGAGACGTTGTTTCTGACGCTTCCTTGCCGGAAAAAGCTAGAGGGTTCACGCTGGGTATTCTTAGTCTCAACGGCCTAGAAATGGTCGCTAAGAAATACATACCTAAGATCGGCAAGGTCAGGGATCTAGTGCTGAAAGAAGGTGGGCGGCTACAGGAACTTAAACGTCCTGTGGATGCAACGATTAGCAAGATCTCTGCCTTCGCCAAAAGCAACAAAGAGAAGGTAGACATACTCAACAGGCTCATGCCGTACAGCTCTCTAATCGGCGTAGACCCATCCAAGGACAGGAAAACGTACGAAGAAGATGCTGACAAGCTAGCCGAATACGATGCTATGCACGCTAAGGATGGCGACTGGACTGCACTGGGGGAAGACGGGCAGAGAATCTATAAAGTTGTCCGCAACACATACAAAAAACTGTACGACGAGATAGCTAATGTAATAAAGATACGTCTGGAAGCTACAGACCTAGACCCAAAGAAACGTAAGAACGTATACGACGAACTGATTAACAAGTTATACAAAAATGTAACGATTGACCCGTATTTCCCTCTTATACGCGAAGGTAAGTATCGCCTGCAATACAACGCTACTGATCCGAAGACAGGGCAAGCAGAGTTTTTTACAGAATCGTTTGAAACCAAACGTGAACGCCGAGAAGCTATAGAAGAACTAAATGCTATGGCGGACGAGATACAACTGACTAACGTGCTCTCGTTTGAAGGGACGGAAAAAGTAAACTACAGCAACGCCCCTGCCGGGTCTTTTGTTAACAATGTGCTTGGCGTGTTAAGTGCAAACGACGTAAAACCGAACGTACAAGACGAGATCATAAAACTGTTTCTGGACACACTACCAGAACGCTCGTTTGCACAGTCGTTTAGGCGACGCGAAGGCTTCCGTGGCTTCATAGGTGACCCCGCAAATCTTCGGGAAGCTAAGTACCCCAATCACGATATGGTGCGGGCACTGCGAATACGAACCGCGTCTGTAACACGGCAGATTGTACGTATGGAGTTCGGCGCAGAGCTGCAAAAGGTTCAAGAAGAACTTAACGAAGACTTCAAGGCGTACAATAACAACCCGAACGTATCAGAAAACGACAAGCAAGCCGCTGCTCAGTACCTAGCAGAAGTCGAGAAACGTATAGACTTCGCTAAGAACCCCAACGTAGAAGACTGGGCCAAGAACCTGACTACGTTCGGCTTTGCTATGACGCTAGGTATTAACCTGTCATCCGTGCTAGTCAACTTCTCTCAAATACCTATGGTCATAGCGCCACACTTAGCCAGCACTAGGGGCGACGACGGTGAATACTTCGGTTACAGCGATACGCTCAGTGCTATGGGTGAAGCGGTAAGGCTATTCAAAAACGCGGGTAGAAGCGATGAGAACATCAAATACCTGCCGTTTATCAAGCAACGTGAAGCTCCAGTAGAGGCGGTTGGGCCAGATGGTACAGAACAGGTCATGGTTCCTTCTGCCCCATCCATAGATAACTATGACTACAACGCTGAAGGTATACCACCAGAAGTCAAAGAGTTTGAGATGCTGGCTAAGGTGGCAGAAGAGACAGGTCAGCTAAACAGATCCATCATGTATGACACGTTGGATATGGAAGAGATTGACAGCATACGAGGAAAGATCGGGGCGGTCTCCGGGTTCATGTTCCATCATGGAGAGCGTATGACACGTCAGGTGGCTCTTGCTGCGGCGTACCGCCTAAAAGTGGACTCCATGAAGCGTGCCAAAAACAACTTGTCCAAAGCAGATTTCAAGGCTCTGTCTGCTGAAGAGAAAGCTAACCTCAAGTTAAGCGAAGCCGAGTACCGCGAAGCCGCTGAGTTCGCTGTCTATGAGGTGGAACTTACTAACGGTGGCACCGCCGCCGCTTCTGCACCAAGACTTGCTCAACAAGGGATAGGCAAGGTTGCGTTTCTGTACAAGCGGTACGGCGTGCAGATGATGGAGCTTTTGTACAAGCTAAGTGCGGAGTCAATCAGAGGCACACCAGCGGAAAAGGCACAGGCCCGTAGACAAATGGCAGGTGTATTCGGCGGTGCGGCGTTGGTTGCTGGCGCACAAGGTCTGCCAATGTACGGCGTGGCTGCTATGGTGTACGACATGTTCAAGGGCGACGAAGACGAAGATCTTGATACTGTAGTTCGTAAGACAATAGGAGAAGAGCTTTTCGGAGGTATGGGTAACGCTGTACTAGGTGTAGACGTTGCGAGTCGTATGGGTTTGTCTGACCTAGTATTCCGAGACCGGCTCATTGAAAAAGATCAGCCATTCTTATTTGACCTAATAGAAGTCCTTGGTGGCCCCGTAGTCGGTGTATCAATGCAGATGGAACGAGGGTATGACAAAGCAATAAACCAAGGTGAGCTTATGAGGGGCGTGGAAGCTATGTCCCCCGCTGCGCTACGCAATGTTTTGAAAACCTACCGATTCTACGAAGACGGTGCTAAAACCCAACGTGGCGACACCATCGTAGATGACATATCCGCGCCTCTACTTGTCATGCAGTTCTTAGGCTTTGCCCCAGCGGAGTACACCAGACAACTGGCACAGAATGCTCAACTCAAGAAAATATCTGGTGCGGCTGCTAGGCAACGTACTAAGTTGTTACGTAGGTACTACGCAGCCGTAAGAAGTGGGGACACCTCCAAGGCACGGAGTATCCGCGAAGACATGAACGAGTTTAACCGTAAGTTCCCCAGTGTGCGGATTACGCCAGATACGATCAAGCGGTCTATGGCCCAGCACATGAAAACGTCAAGAAGGATGCACTACGGCGTAACTATCGACCCAAGAATGATGAGAGACATGCGACAGAGCGCCGCCGAGTACGACGATACGCTAACAATATGGGATAACTTGGGGATGTAAAAAACCCTCTTACCGCAGGAAGGGGGACTACGGTAAGAGGGCCGGAGGGAGGATAAGACCACAAAGTACGGAGAGACCATGACCTTATCAGGGCGGATCGTACCATACAGTTCCATATTGTCCAATACAGTCCCATACAGTTCCACAGGGTTCCACGGGGTTCCAAAATCCTACGTAAAGTCGTAATACTCCCTATCCTGCGGCTTCAAAGACCCCCCAGAAGGTATACGCTCCGCCACCGGTACTGAGATAGATATGCGTTTGGTCTTCGGTATAGCCCTATGCTTCAGCCCTTTCGGTATATACAACAGGTCACCTACAGTAAGATCAAAGGTTTCTGTGTCCCCTTCCCTGTTCTGTAGCGTGCGGTGTACCTCCCAACTAACGTCTCCTTGAGCATGTACTAAGAAGTTATCGTCATGGTCTAGGTGCATAGGGAACGTAGCTGCATTTGCTTCGCCACTACAGTAGAAGTGAGCATCGGCTGCACCTTTGTAGTAAGTCTCAATGGCACCTGCGATCATGCTGATAGAAGGCGTGAGCAAAGACGCTTTAGTCAGTATTATTGAACCGCCTTGAGTCCAGATGTCGTGTAGGTACTTCTTCTCGTAGTAGTCTTTGCGGCTCCAAGTGGGCCTGCTACCTCGTTCTAAGTTATTTTTCTCCATGCACAGCTTGCGTTTGCCGTCTGGCGTAATAGCCTGCATACCGGAGGTGGCCCTGTCGTTGTTGACGTAACGACTGAAATCCGACCAGTTAATGATGTTGTCGAACAGTTCTGTGCGGGCGGCTGTTCTGGGGAATACGGCAAACGTCTTCCCACGATGGTTCTCCTCAAACTCGGCTGCTGTCATACCTCCGAGCAGGTCTAAAAAATCTAACACTATAATAATCTCCAAACTCGCACACCAATGTGCGAACCACTTATGACTGCTTTAGCTACGACATCCCATTCCATCTCATCTACGCAGATCCGTTTAACCTGCTGTAGTGCCTTGTCTGTGTTGATGCAAGGGATGAATACCGAACTACCTACTACCATGGCACCCCAGTCCACTACGATCCTCACGCCATCTGCGTCTATGTCGTAGGTCTTACGGGTTATTACCACTGCTTTTTTTCTAGTCTGCCGCTGACTAAGTGGTAGCGAGCGTATAGATTCTTTACGGTATGTGGCTTAAACCCCAGCATATCAGCTACCGCCTTTAGCTTCATGCCCTCTTCGCGTAGCTTCAACACCAGCTTTATTTGCTGCTCCGTGTACACAGGCTTGTAGTTTTCGCTTTTCCTATCAAACGGGGAAGTATTGGGTTTAATCTTCTTGCCCCGAGCTTTCGCTAACTTCTGCGCCTGTATCGCCGCCATGAACATCGTTGCCGCCATCGGTATCTCCTCCAGTATCAAACGTCTTGCAGTTGACAATGATTACCCTGCTGGTGGGTAGCTCGAAATTGGTACCTTTGGCTAGCCGTATGGTTCCCCGCTTACCACCTAACTTCTTAATCATGTCGTCTACAAAAGCGTTGTAGTTTATTTGTTGTGCTGCACACCAAGCCTTTAAGGGTTTCGGAACTAGGTATGCTTTCTTTGTGTCTGTTTCATATCGCGCTACTAACTTCCCGCGTGGTAGAGCATCCGGTATAACGATGCTGTCTAGTCCATTACCCAAACCACTGCGTAGGTCGTCGGTGCTCTTAATCATCAGGATGTTGTTGTAGTTCTCAGTCAGATAGTCACTGACCGTCTGCTCTACTGACACGCCCATATCCATAACAGACTGCTTGTTGGACTTGAGCATGTTGATAGTCCAGTTGAATAGACCCTTCATGTCATAGTCAATCAGCTCCAGCTTGTTGGCGATATACGCCCCAGCTAGTGTGGTAGCAGCTCCGGCAGACCAGAAACGGTTTTCTGCTGTAAGCCCTGCTGCTTTGTCCACTGCCTTCTGGAACTGAAGAACTAGCGCCTTAACCGCCTCTAGGTTCTGCATGACGTACTGGATGTATATGACCCCAGCGTGCCCGTAGTTTTCTGACACAGAGCGGTCGAACACGTCAGTCTGCTCCTTGTCTTCCGTGCTGTGGAACACCCGCTGCGCTTTCCATTCCAGCATACGCTGCGCTTCCGCTTTCGGCTGCTGTTTCTCAATAGCGATACGTTCAATAACACTAGCGTTACCGGTGGTAACAGATAGTAACTTCCAAGGTTCCCCTCTAACACGTTCTAGGTTTGCCCCGCCTGCCATACGACCACGCTGCTGCCCAGAAGATAGCTGGTAGGCCAAGTCACTGAGCTTGCCGCTTTTCTCGTTCGTAAGCTCATCTATGAAGAACGGTAGGTTATGCAGCACCTCTGCGCGGTTGAACTTCATAGCGTCCGTATCGCGCTCTTCTATCATCAGTGCCTTTTCGCCTCCCCATACGGTAGCTGCGACACGTATCGCTGCGGTCTTACCGCACCCCGAGATGTTACTGTGGATATGCAGGGCGCAAGAATTCTGAGGCATGAACTCCATAAGCGGAGAGCCGAACGCTGTGCATACGACGTACTGGTGCATAACCAATTCAGGCCGCGTGTTATAGAAGTTAGCCATCTTCTTCCACGCTTCTAACGTACCCTTCGGTTTGAAGTAGGGTATTGTTGCTGCTGTCGGTGTAGACGGCGGGTTGTGCCGAATCTCATGGGATAGTATTTCTCTGTCCCCAACAATGAACGACGTGTACGTGTCATCTACCCAGCCAAACTGACGGTGTGCCGTGTCCGCTGTGGACGTTGCCTGTAATTCGTTTACCCAAGTAATCATATAGTTCATCAGGTCATCAATTCGTGGGACAGCCACACCTTGCATGGACATCTGCTTGCGGAACTCATCCCGTGAAGTAACCGCCGTGAGCGGCATTGTAAACTCGCGTACCCCGTCTTGAGGCAAGTGTATCCTACAGACTACAGATTCACCGGCTTCTACATCCAGCAACCTGCGGGTGACGTACAGATCGTTGTGGTACAGCACATGCTCATCCACTTCGCCGTCTACCGTTATGTCCCTTATGTACACACCGCCGTTTTGCCCACGAAAATATGGGCGCGGATAGACTGGTATAACGTGTTGTGTAGAAAGTTCTTGACCAATAATTTCTGCAACAAGCGTACTTTCTATTGGATCACTTGGATCACTTGGATCACTTGGATCACCCGACTCAATCAGGTAGGTACCGTCTTCACTAGCTTCTGCTTCTTTGATCTTGCGCCCCAAAATAATAGGCGACTTGATCTTACCCCAGTGAGGGCATTCCGTGCAGATACCGCCTTCGTTCTCGTCAAACGTCGTGCAGCGATACGGCCCCTTAATCAGATTCAGCTTCTTTAGCGTCAGCTCTGGCGTGTACTCAGGGTGCTGGTTTGAAATCTTGTGGGCGGCTTCTTCGCCGTCTACGCAGAACTTGGCGATAGACAGCCCCGCTCTCCACATAGGCTCACTAGTTTCGGCTTGCCCAGTTATTATGCGGCTTAGTTGCTCACAGCCGTTGCCGTTCTGCGCCTTCCGCACTATGTCGCCAAAACTGTAGTTGACGTTAGCTAACAGCGCATCACGCAGGCTTGCTGGGCCATCCGCAGGTGTGTACTTCTTGGGAACTGGTATCGTGTCCATTCCCAACCTACTGGCGAAGAAGTCAAAGTTAACCGCGTCAGGCTTCTTGTTGACCGTCACTACAGGCGCAGGTACGTCTGGCTTGTGGTTGTGCGTACCCACTACACGCAGCACTCGCGCCACGTCTGAAGGTACGGCGGGGTCAATCTCTAGCCCAAACTCTTTGCACTTGGCTTTGAACTGGTCAGCCACGACTTTCCACTGTTCCACTGGTACGGATTCTTCCAAGACCCAGTAGACGTGTATGCCGCGTCCAGAGTTAACAATAAGAGGTTTTGGTAGCTTGAGCGCAGCGCAGAACTCTTGAAGCCTACGTAATGCGTCCCCCTGCGTAGCGAATCCTTCGCCTTTAGCTACTTTATCTTCGCCGCAGTCCAAGTCTAAAAAGAACGACTTGATGTGCTTGGCGTCTTCCCCTCTACGAGTACCCTCTTCCTTGAAGTTACTCATGGCAAAATATATGTCCCAGCCTTCACTGTCGTAGTGTTCGGCGGCTTCCGCTAGCTCGTCGGTAGAATGGAAGTAGACTTGCTTAATTCCATTACCAAGAGATGCGTTATGCCGGAAGAGGACATACACCCCTTCAGTGGGTAACACCCACCGCAAAAATTCTCTTGTATTCATGTTTACACCCAATGCCGAGAATACGCTATGGCAGAGATGTCGGCGCATCTTTTTCGGAGGATTAGCGATAACCCCCTAGCCATAGCGGAGTGATTGTTAGTGATTAGTCGTCCCAATCTCCAACAATGGCACTCAGATCGTCGTCATCTTCCTTGGGTGCGGGGGCAGATTTCTTCACGACCTTTTTCGGTTCCTCCACTTCGGAGGTGTCTGGCTCATCACCAAAGATGTCATCGGAGTCGTCATCGTCCAGATCAACGTCGGTGCTTTTGACACTACTGGTAGTATCGTTAAACGGGTTATCGGGTTGCGCTACGAAGCCGCCTTCCACAACACCGAAGGGAGAGCGTGACACCATCGGCACGTATTCGATCACCTGTACGCCGTTCAGACGTAGGCTAACGCCATTGTCACGCATAGAGTACGGTACGAAAGTGAAAGCGATATTCACAGTGCTGCCACTGGTTAACTGAAAGTCCGCTGGCAGTTTGTTGTTCTGCGCGTCCACTTGCAGTGGTGGCGTGGTCTTGTCGGTGCCGTAAGCACCCTTCAACTTGGCCTTACCAACGTAGTTGCCGTCGTCATCTTTCTTGAACGGCAGTGCAAACTTGTCGGGCCAGCTCTTCTCTTTCTTGGCTTTGTAGGCCGCTGCCATCGCCTTGTACAAGGCTTTAGCTTCTGGCTCAGACATCACGAAAGACATCTCGTATGCCGCACCGTCATCCAGTGGGTCACACTTAACAGATCCGCCCTTACCACCGTTCGCTTTGTTATCGAACTTGTAGGTGGCGTCGAGCTTCGGGTAGAGAGCTTTCACGCCCTCAATTGTGTAGTACATATTCGCTTCAGCCATTGTTGGTCTCCTTACTTTGGCTAGTTATCGTGAACCCTTCAGTCGCAGCGAAGGGCGAACCTTCGCGGTTGTGTGGAACAATGTCGAAAGCAATAGCTGCTAACGTGTCATCGTCGTCCACCATCAATTTAACTTTCCGTAGTTCCTCTTCTTCTAATGGTCGTTGTGGGTAGAAGAACAGCTTTGGTACAGGGCTACCCGCGTCAAAACTAATCCTCGTCACTACCGCCGCACTTGGCGTGCCGTGCCCACTCAAAAATTTAGCGTAAGCCTGTAGAGGCATGGAGCTTCTACCAGTGGCCTTGCCAAATATGGATGAGGCAGGTACTTGCAGTTGATACACAGTATCTAACGCTTGTTCTTCAACAACAGCTAAACGCTGGCTAAATCTACAAGCCCTGCCGCCTCCAGTACCGGAGCCTCGGACATTCTGCGAGCAATCAATGCAGCGCGTACTCTGTCTTTGGCTCGGTGGCACTTCGGGTGCCGGTCTCTGAGTATCGCTAGACCAACATGTCGGAAGGCGTTTGGCATTAGGGTCGTAAGCATCTTTGTAGTACGAGCGCGATACTGCCGCTGCGTTCACGATGATTACGTCTATAGCCGTGCTGTCCGACTGAATGTCTAACCCAGTAAACTTGCTACCCTGTATACTGATTCGGCGCATTAAACGTCCGCATCAGGATCAAACGCTGTCGGATCAAAGTCGGTGTCATACATAACCTCGGCTAGATCCACCCCGCCTATCATCGGGTCGTCATCGTTTGAGTCGCCTTTTAACAAGGCTTCAGCAATGCTCGCTAGAGCAAATCGCTGCGTTTTTCCTACCTTGATATAGGTGTTGCTGGGAATAACCCCATCTCGTACCCATTTACGGGTCGTGGATAATGACACACCAAAGTGCTTTGCAACATCCTCAATTGGAACTAATTGCTCCATCATGCCTTCCTTATCGTGAGCGCGTACTCTGCGTCTACGTTTAAGCCTTTAGGTAGAAGGTCTGGGTTTTCTTCTAGGAACTCCCGTACGTTCTTCTGATTAAGGCGTTTATCCAAGAACTCTGGCACTTCATGCTCAAGAATGAACTCACGCATAGAATCCCAATCGCTAGTCCAATACTTCTGCCTAACCGTACGGTAAAACGTACCAGCATCCGTTTTGACACTTTTGATGTCGTTCTCTTTTAAGTAGTCGAGTAGTGCGGCCTTTATTTTTTCTTGTTTACTGACGAGCTTGCCGTCAGCTTCCCTGTATTCAGCGGATAGGCGTTCCCTTTCGTCCTTGATCTTGAGATATACCTCAGTCAATTTCCCAAGGGGTACTCCACCCACTTTCTTCGCATCAGCCATGTTTTCGTCCTTCCATTGCCGAGAAAGGTAATATAGTGGTAGGTAATGGCTTAATCAAGTATTTCTTTGTAAAGATCAATAATTTTTGTATGTGTGTCTATTTTGTTATCTAGTAATGCGTACACGCGCTTTTCTATGTGAGATCCTTGTAGCTGTACCACTGTACACTTGTGATCTTGCCCCGCTCTGTGGATACGTGCGTTGGCCTGTGCGTAAGTTTCTACTGAGCTGGTTGGCCCCCACCACACGATTGTATTTGCAGCGGTCAGCGTGACACCGTGTGCCGCAGCTTGCGGCTGGATGACCAGCACTCGGGGGGTATCCGTCTCTTGGAACTCTTTGAATATGCGCGTGCGTTCGGTGGCACTGACAGCCCCACTGATAATCTCGGTAGGTATCTTGTCCTTGCGTAACTTGTCAGCTAGTAACTGAATCGTGTGCTTGAACGGCACGAAGATCAGGACTTTCTTACTGGACTCGTCAATCACCTCGCGTAGCACCTTGTATCGGTGCTTGATGTCGAACTCCACCACCTCGTTGTCGTCGGTGTACACCGCACCGGAACTGATCTGAAGTAGCTTGTTCATGTTGACCGCAGCCGTAGCTGCCGTGACTGTCTCTTCCGCAGCCTCCATGACCATGCGGTTCTTCAGCTCTTTGTAGTATTTTTCTTGCTGACGTGTCAGCGGTACCTCGCGGGTGGTGTACACCATGTCGGGCAGATCCAGACATTCTTCCTTTGTATACCGTATGGCTGGTTGCAGTGCGCCGAACACTATCTCGGTAGCTTCGGGCTTAGGTACCCACTTGAAGTTGGTCACTTTGTACATGACCTGATCGCGGAACGAGCCGAAGAAGCGTGGCACAGCTCTCGGGTTAACAAGTTTAGCCAGACCGTACGCATCCAGCGGACTCTGTGCAGCGGGTGTACCCGTCATCATCCACAGCCATGTGTCAGGGCCAAGTAACTTGTTGAGTGTCTTCCACCTGTCAGTCTGAGCATTCTTGTAGTGCGTGGCTTCATCCACAATCACTAGGTCGAACCCACCGTTGGCTATGGCGTCCGCTACGATTGCCACACCGTCATAATTTATTATCACGAACTCTGCATCGCTTTCGATTACAGCGGTTCTCTTCTTCGCTGAACCGTGGGCTATATCTACCTTGCGGTGCATAGCGAAGCTAAATAGATCCTCGCGCCACGCCGAATCCATGATTGATAGGGGGCAAATGACCAGAGCACGTTTGATACGGCCCTGTTTCATCAGGAAGTCTGCTGCCCAGATAGCACTGGCGGTCTTGCCCGTACCCTGTTCGTTGAAACAGAACGCACGTTTGTTAAGTGTCAGGAACCCAGCCGTGGTCTTCTGGTGCTCGAACGGTTTGTGCTTGCCCGTCCATTTATACTTGCCTTCGATGGGTGACGGCGCGTTGATGTTTAGATTCTTGAGTACGTGAGCCTCGTCTACACCCCAGTTAACCACCACACGGTTACCTGATAACTCCTTACTCTTTGGTATTACACTTGTGACTTTCTGTGGGTCACGCAGCCTTAGCAGTAGTGCCTTGTTGTCGATTACTTTCATATACCCTTCCATGCAAAATAGCGCGAAGTGGGTGTCCACAACACGCGGTTAAAAAGCCCGCCATACGACCACACCGGACGGGAACGGTGCCAACAGGCAGGAAAGTGCCTTGGTCTAAACTGTTTACGATCTACGTCGAGGTCGATGAGTCGCTTTCTTTAGGGGCTTCTTGCCATTGCGACTTCTATTCTTGCTGGCGCTCTCTATACGAACGCCGTCTTTGTTACTACCGCCACGACTTAACATCTTGTTGTGGCTTACGTCCTTACCCTCTCGCTTGTCCGCTTTGCCGTTGTTGTTGGCATCACGGCTTGTCCTGTCCATAGCGCGTCTGGCACGTTGTCTCTCCATACGTGCTTCGTGTGCAGGGCTACCCACTGGTGGGTTTTTCTGTTTCTTACGATCCTTTGGATTCTTGTACGGCATCAGTTCTTTCCGTTATGTGGACACTCCAACACAGGGCACCATGCTTTACACAGTCCGCTGGGATTGGGGTTCCAAGTGTCATGCTCAAAAGAAGTTTCCATGTCGCTGTATTTACTCAGCCACTTCGTCCATAGCTTTTCTTGGTCTTCAATCGAATACCGGTCTCGGATTAAGTCATTGCTTACTACGAACAATAACCCTGCGCGAACGGTCTCTATCTCAGGATAGTGCTTGAAGGTAGCCAGAGCCATAAGCTCTAGCTGTCCCTTGTCCGCATATCTTGCCGACTTGCCAGTCTTGTAGTCAATCACCCATGCGAGCTTGTCTTCGCGGTTTAAGATTACAAGGTCAGCAATGCCTCGGAACCAAACGTTATCGTCAAAGAAGCTACATGCTTCTAAGTCTTCCGTTAGCCCCATCTTGATCTCGCATAGCTTCTCGCCTTTCTTAGCGTTCAGCGCGTCGAGCGTACCTTTAGCGTAGTTGAACCGTGGATCTAGCTCACCCCCGTCACGGATATAAGTCTCCGCAGCTTCGTGAAAAGCTGTTCCATACAGTGTCGCTTCAGACTCCTTGAACGGGTACTGCTTGAGTACCTTCTCATGGTAGAACTGTTTAGGGCACTGCTGGAACGCCTTTATCTTACTGAATGACCACGGCGCTACGCTCATGGAGAATCAAATACCTGATTTAATCCACGTAACTCAGATATAAGTAGTGCCATGAGAGCTTGGTCAAACGTCATATCTCCATTTGCGAATATATACATCGCATCGTCCATAACGGCACCAGCGGCGTCACGTCGCAGAAACTCGTCTAGCGTTTGCCGCTCTTCCCACGGTGTAGATTCCATATTAGTTGGGCCTCCCGCAGTAACCATACCCAGAAGTAGTAGCGAAGTGACCGCCTATACATTCCCACTGGCAGATTGTTTTTCCGTTCTGACCACGGAACTCGCTCACTTTCTGCCAGAGGTGATTGTGATAGGCATAAGCCGATGCACCTAGAGCCAAAAGAACTAACCCAAAAATAACTTTAATCTTCATTACACCACCTTCAAAACAGCATAGAACAACACTATAGCAGAAGTAGCGCCAAGTAGCGCACTCACATACTCCAATATAAACTTCAAGGGATTCTCTGGCTTCTCCATAACTGGCTGTTTTACAACTGGCTGTTTTACAACTGGCTGTTTCACAACTGGGTTAGGAGTCGCAGCCTTAGCCGCAGCCCTAGCTTCCCGCCGTTTTTGTTTAGCCAAATACTTACGATGTGCAGCCTTGTTCCTCTCAAAAATCGTTCTGTACTCTTCAAGCGTTGCTATTCGGTAGTGATCCTTTTTCGTTTTTGTAATGTACCCTTTACTGGTACCGCTTTGACTAAGCCACTTACGTAGCTCTTGCTTGTTTTTGGGTTTAGGTGCTAAGTCTGAGGCGGGAATTATCTTCCACATTCCTGTCAGCGTGGCGCTACCACCCAAACTCGACAGTATATCGTACAGATGCGCTGTCCTACTGTGCGGTTTTACTGGGTGAGGAGCGCGTTCCTCCGTAGTTTCTTCAGCCCAATCGTGCCCGTATATATTTTTTATTTTCGTATCCATTATTCGCAATCTCCGTATGCGTTTGCTACGCCACTCTCACATTCAAGTGGCAACCCTTCGGCCCATGTCGGGACGTACCTCATGCACTTCTCAACATATTGTTGGGCCGTTTCTGCTTCAGACTCAGGTACACATGCGATAACTGAGTCGTGAACTGTAAGTACCGCTCGGTACTTGTTATTTATTAAGAGCATCTGGTCACCTATCACGCACCGTGCTAGGGCTTGGCAGACATTCTCTATGACTTTCCCACCGTAGATCCGTGTTCGGCCTCGGCGGGTCTTGTAGCTGTACTCAACCCCCCGCTCACCTTGCTCCCCACGTAGATCCTGATAACGCATTAGGAGCTTAGACGGTAGACGTATGGCTTCTTGATTTCCTATAACCTTAATCGCACCTTCTCTGCCAAACTGTATGGAGTCACCCCGTTCCATGCCAGCGATTGCATGTTGGGCTTCTCGCCATACTTGGCTGATCCTCCAGTTTGCGTCACGATAGATATTGATGATGCGCCGTGCTTCGTCCAGCGATATGTCCGTACCAAACGATTTCAACTGTGCTTGAAACTTGAGCGCCCCCATACCATAACCGGCACCGAGGATTGTGGTCTTACCGACGAACCGCTGGTCTTTTGTTATCTGATCTTCCGGTGTTTCGTATATACGTGCTGCCATCTTGACGTACACATCTTCTTTGTTGCGAAACGCATCAGTCAGGTCATCTTGCCCTGCAAACCACGCCAGCACCCGTGCTTCGATCTGCGATGAGTCACAGTCGATCAACGTGTACCCCCTCGGCGCTATGATGCTTCTCTTTAACATCTTACCGTTTGGCCCACGGCTAGGTAGGTTTTGTAGGTTGATCTTGTCATCCCCACCCCACCTACCAGTGTGCGCTGCGTAGTACCTCACAGGAACCGGCAGAGTACCGCGCCCCGCTATGTCGATGAACCGCTGCGTGCGAGTCTCTTCCAGCGTACTTTTGTTACCTAGTCTGGCGGCTACCAGTGCTTGCACCGATGGGTTTTCATGCTCGGCAAGTGCCTTGAACCCTTCATCTGTTTTAGCAAATGCGAAGGTCTCTTTGCCTGTAGTGGGGCTGACCTTGGTAGGTGGTTCGACACCTTTAGAACGCAGTAACTCCGCAAACTTGTCGTTACTCATTAGTTCTTTCTTGTCGGTCACACCGGCATCGGATAACAAGTTATCTTTATACTGCTTGATGTTCTCAAGGTGCTGCGCCAATAAGTCTTGGTCTAGCTCCAGCATCGGGTTAATGAACATACGTAAGGTGCAGTCGATGATCCTTAGTTCCTTCTTAGGGAAGCCTTGCTTCAAGAAAATGTTGAACAGGTCATACGTAAGCTGCACGTCGTTGATGCAGTAGTCGCCGTAACGATCTAACTCATCGTCAGTAAAATCCAAGCGGCGTTTATTTAGCGCGTTAAGTATCTCGGTACCTTTAGCACCTATATTGTATCTTTCCGCAAGCGCCTTGAGGCTTCCACCAACCTCCACCCCATGTACAGCACGGGCAATACAAAGAGTATCAGCGTAAACGCGAGGGCGAATACCAAATTTCCAAGATAATATAGCGCCATCGAACATAGTGTTGTGAGCCAGCAGCATACTGTTAGCCCAGTCAAACCCGCCAAGGTATTCTTTAAGTTCTTCGTGCGTTCCCGAAGCCCATTCAATGTCGCCATTATTTACCTTTACCCCTACGCCTACGATCTCAAAACGCGGATCGCGTACGTATTCTTCAGTCGTCATTTTTGTTAACGAGAAGTCCCTACTGTAGAACGTCTCGAAGTCCAAAGTTATAAGATCCATTTACTTCCCTTTTTGTTTGCGTAACCTATCCATCATTGCCTTATATTTTGTGGGCTGACGTACACCGATACTTTGCTGCACAACCTCCAAAGGCTGACCTAACAAAGCAGGCCAATCTATACCGGCAAGCCACTGCGATTTCCTACCATGCCAGTACGCTTCAAAGGATGCGCTAAAAACACCCCATCCCTTTCTCCTAGCGTGGGTTATAGTCATGGGTATCGTCATAGCGATGATGCCTAGATTCGCAAAGTTACCGTGCAAGAACCAAAGAAGCACCACTTCACCAAAGGGGTTGCGTTCGTAACCGGTGACCGTGTGCGTAAGATCATGCTGATCCCTATACCACTTAATGTAGGTGTTGAACTCTGACTCTGATGGCTTCTCGCCTTTGCCCTTGGTATCGCCTGCAAACTGCGCGGTGGAACGGCCTGTTTCTATTAAAAACTTTGAGTATTCGTTGCCAAGACTGCCAATAGGCATAGCCTGCAAGCGGTCTACGTCATCTAACACGTTAACCAGAGACTCTTTGTTCGATATTACCCTAGAGCCTAGATCCGTACTCCTAAACAGTTTGTGCTGCTTACGCACCGACTTGGTTGACAGCCAATTGAAAAGAACAAACGCTGCCGCCAAGTCATCTGGGTTCTTATAAAGACGGCGCAGTGCATTGAACACGCTACGCCATTTCAATTTGAATTTAGCTACACCCATTGCTTATATCCCTCCACTACTTCTGGCTTTGCACACGGAACGTCGCACACGCTGCAAGGAGCTATGGCATCTCGGTTGCCGTTTACAAGCTCGGTATATATACGACGTAGCTCTTCGTTGTCGCGCCATTCCCTAAACATGTTTACGTCTTTGACGTTGGCGAAGCCGATTTGATGCGACCAGTCGTTACAGCACATCTGTAGCTCGCCATCAAAGTTTATAAAGATCCCCCGCATTGGGTGGACGCACGGGCCTTTTACAGCAGTGCCGCCAGCAATTAGCCCCGCTCGGTGATTAAAGACATGCGCGTACAGAAAGTTACCGCCCTTGGGATCTGGAAAATCAGGTAGTACGTTTATGTCTTCAACTGATCCGCCGTCAGGTTTCCAGTAATCTTCGATCCGCTCGCCGTTATCTAAGCGCGGGTACTTTGCTCGCCTCGCTAGGAAGTCCTCTTCTGTCGTATAGGTATTCAGTACAAGGTTGTCTAGCTGCCGGTAGTATTTCCAATACCGATCAAGCCTCCAGCCATTAGTTGTTACCTGTGTCTTATACCGATTCGGTTTGCGAAGAAGGCGTTTAATTATGTCTTCAAACTGCGGGTGGTTAGTGCTCTCACCTCGCCCAGCAAGGATCACGGTGCCACTGAACCTCCACTCCTCTATCTGATCCATGATCTGATCAAACAATTCCAGACTCATGTTCTGGTTGTTATTGGGGTATATAGACGCATCAGACCGTGGGCAGAACGAACAAGTGCGATTGCATAAGTCCGTTATGTTTATGTCGATCTGACCAAGCCCCCTCAAGTCCACGACTTGCCGTCCTTTTCTGTTAGCCAAACACGGTAGTCGCCATCATTAGTGACCTTGCGACTTGTTATCTTCCAACCACGCCGCGCAGCAGCCACACGGAACGCCCGTACTTTGTGTCCGTAGGGGTCAGTCACAACGAAAGAGTCTCCCAAACCCATACGGTCTAACGTGTTCTCGTATGGACGTTGATGGCTGTACTGTTTATCAAACAGTAGAACCCCCTTCTCGATCACGATGTCCTCTAGTTCGTCGCTCACGCTTCTTCCTTCTCCACAACACGGGTGACAATCACATCAGTAGTGATTGGCTTGCGTACCCAGTTACCCCAAGAACCACGATCATCTATGACTTTGTACTGCGCCATCTCTTCGTCCTTGGCCTCTATTACTACCTGCCGTTCTACAGTCTCCGAGAAAGTTACAACAAACCTTTTCATCTCAACCCCCCAACCGTTTAATTTCAGCGTCAATATAAAACCGGATCTTCTTCGCATCGCGTAGCTCGTCACTGTGAGATGCCTCACCCATGCGGTAACACGCACGGAATATCTCACCGATCTGCGCGTTCATGTTCTTATGTGAGATTAGATCTTGTAGCTCCTGCGCGTCAGCAGGTAACTCGTAATACGATGCAGTGCTGCCATCACTGACAGCGGTACCCTTCTTCATCTGTCTCTCCTAGAAGTCAAACGCCAACTGGCGATCATCGACTTCAACTTCAGTTTTACACATGAGGATGTCTGCCACTGTGTGCAGGTTCTCCTCGTTCACTACGGCGGCTATGCCTCCCGCTTCTACAATCTGACGCAGGTTCATGTCTTGTAGTGCAGTGGTTTTTCCCTTCCCCGCCTTGCACTCAATACCAAAGAACTTGCCGTTGTAGCACCCCACAATATCCGGTACACCGCTCTTACCGTACCCGCCTGTCACGGGGTAAAAGTAGTATGCACCTAACTGCTTTAGGGTAGCCGCCACCTTCTTCTTAACCTTCGCCTCCGGCGTCATCGCCATTG